TTTAGACAGAAGATCAAAATGATTAAGGTAAAGATCGCTGATTCCGTAAATTGTAAACAAAATAGCTGGAATAAAAACAATAAAAAAGAACTTCTCGTAATATTCAAGCTTATTCCACCAATCTTTTAATTTTTTGATAAAATCCAACATACAAAGAAGATTACAGCTAAAAGCGAAAACCAGAAGATGTTTCTTTTCTTATTCTCTCTTTTATGATATTTCCAAAATTCAGCTATAAATTGTTCTGTATTATTACAAGATGGAGCTATTAATTTAACGTCTCTAATTAATTTAGTTACTCTTTTATCCATGCTTTAGTTCTTTCTGCATCATCATCTATTAATATACTATTAAAAACTATAGCTTTGTATTTTTCTTCTATCCATTTTGTAACTCTTATTTGATACTCTGCTCTATTGCCAGCAACTCCAACTGGCATTGTGCCATAGTTACTATCATAAACCCAAAGTATACCTTTGTGCTCAAAAACACATATTGCATGTCCTCTGTGTTGAGGTATAGAAACCGTATATTCTATTAAATTTTGATCAAAGATAACTGATACATTATTTAGTTCATCTGTATAGTGAAATTGAAAAGCAAAAATTTGAGCCCATGTATTTTCTTGAGATAATATATAATTAGCATTAGAAGCAAAAACAACAGAATCAACAAAACAAGAGTTTGGAAGTTTAGATATACTATGAGTTCTTGCTAAATTGAATCCTATATTTAGAGAGTAGTAACCTATCGCCCCATTTATTAAAAGTACTAATGTTAGTTTACTTTTCCATCCAAACCAACCGAATAAATTTTTAAGCTTATTCACTATCTCCTATAGATTACACACAGGAGATTATGTTCAATTTATTTTTTTAAGTTGTATTTCTGTTTTGCTTAAAAGGTCGCTTTTTTTCCAAGTCATTCCTTCGTTTGTGCATTCATAAACTACTGCATATCCTATATCTTCTAAAATTCCTTGAGATTGACCTTCGATGCGGATGCCGAGATCTAAAATTTCTTTAACTATTCCTTCGCTGCCATAGTGCTTACAACTACCATTAACATTTCTTACTTTATCACCAACTTCAAACATTGTAGACGCTTTTACTTCGGCTTCCTCTTGTTCTACTTCTTCTACTTGAGCTAGATTTTGATCTATTTTTAAAAGTTCTGCTTGATCAAATTCAGTCTCCCCATCCCATTCATATGTTTCATTTTCATAATCAGACCCTTGAGCTTTTTTAAGAGCTTCTTGACTTGGACGATCTGGAGATCCTGGTTTTGCTGGGCGATAATTTTTGCCCATTCTTTTCTTTTTTTGTTGAATATTGTGCCAAAGACCTTTATTTTTAGCTTGAATATCAACCTCTAAAAATATCTCTTTTTCGTCTTCAATAACTGAACCACAATTTGGCTTACCACAAGACCCTGCAACTTTACTAACTGGCTTGGCACTCCACATTTTACAGCTCCAGTAGTTTGCTTTCCATTTGGGACCAGGGCTTGAGCAGTTATGTCTAGCTCTATATGCTTTTCTTCTTTCTGGGTTATCTCTTTTAATCTCCATATTTGGATCGCCAAACTTAACCATTACAGTATTGCCTTTATCGTTTTTTACATATACTCCAAATTTCTTTTTGCTTCCAGATGGAAGTCTAAATGGTTTATTTAAAGAAGCTTTTTTCTTATCTTTACTATAACTGAATTCTAAGAATTTTTTCATTTTATGTTTATTTAGATTACACAGATAAATTCTATTTTTTTTTCTATTTTTTTAAATATTGTGTAATAATATGTGTTATGCCAAAGATTAATTCATCCCCAATGTCAAGACCAGCAACCCCTGGTACTACAATACCCGCAAATCATTCTCAAAAAATAAACACTGGTCAATCCCCAGGTAGGCCCGCTACAAAACACCAAGTCCCAAGCTGTGGCGTTATTCAAATCGAACACAAGCCTACTGGTAAAAAACTTATATGCTCTACTGCTGATGTTAAAAAAACCCTTAAAAATGTATTTAAAGGTTGCCATAGTGAAACTTTATCTAACAGCCATCCTAAATTAGTTAGCTGTTTTAATGGCGGCTCTGGCCAAACGAAAGAAGTGCCTGTATGCCCCCAGCCCAAGCAGTGGGATCCAAGATTTCCAATGTTCGAGCCAAATACTGGAAGTTTTAAAATTCAGGGCGGCGTGCCTAAGGGCGCGAGAGGGCCACACGGATGTTTTGCTCCAGGGACAAAATATGGCGAACCAGACTATATAAATGCCATCAACCAAAATGGTGGTAATATACCTAACACGCCCGGCCCAAATATTATAACAATGCCTCTGCCTTCAAAAACCAATCCAAAACCATGGGGACCATGTGGGCCAGGCGCGCTTCAACTTCAAGATGTAAGTATAGAACTAGTTAGAAAAATCGATGGTAGTGGTTCGCCTTATCTTGTAAAGGCTGAGAAACCAAAAGGTTGGACTCTTCCAGCTGGTGATGATTCTTGGATGGGACCAGCTAGACCACCCAAATCAGCAGGAATTAAATCAGGCACGACAAGGGGCGGATCAGGGGGTTTGGTAGAGTTTGTAGGCCCTACCCCAAGACCAACCACAAAACACAGTTGGGATGTCAATTGGTTGGGTAGATGGGATAAAGGCACAGTAAGCGTACAAGATCTAGCTAAATATGAAATAGCTTTTAAAGAAGCTATTCAGCCAGAATTAAACGGCGACAGACGCGCAACAGCTACTACTCATGCATTGCCTAATGGTGGTGGCAACGTAACAACAAGATATAATTTTTGCGGGACAAATGGGACTAATAAAGGCAACGTTAGTGAAACTGGCGGCTTTTGTGGAACAGGAGTAAGAACTAGTGGGGGCATGGGTGGAAAGAAAATCTCTATAAATGGCCGTGGAAATCATGTAAAGAATTTAGGACCTGTCGTTGGCGGCAAACAAACCTATACGACTGTACCAAACTCTGCTGGACAATGTTTGCCTCAAGGTCCTTCTGCTCCTCGCGATTGTTGCAATGCTGGTGGAAATTCATATGATTTTGAGAAAAAACAAAATCCTGCAAATTTTAAACTTGAAGTTGCAAATATGCCAAAGCCTTTCACAAAAGGACCATATGCTCAAACCAGAGGAAACGGAAGAAAAGGTCATTCTCAAGTGAGACTGCTAGAAAAATCTCTAACTCAAAATTGTGAAATAGATCGAGCAATTTGCTGGCCAAGTCTTCCTAGGCTTGGCACCGACGGCGGTCTAGCTTCTGCTTCTGGCGTAGGGGCAAGAAGAGTAGGTACTCGTCCTATCCCTCCTAATACCCCAACTGCTCGTCCTCCAAATTGGGTGCCACAAAAAGTTCTGTCACCAAAGCCTGGCGGCTCAAATACTTCTTTTAAAGAAGGAAGTAGGGTAGAGGGCAGACCAGGAATATCTAGACCCGTAAATCGTCTAGGTAGAAGATAAAATAATCAATTTAAAATTAGATTAAATTACGCATTTAATATATAATAATATTAAATGAAAAAATATTGCACTAGTTGCGGCTCACCAACAGATTATTCATTAAAATCCCCATTATTCTGTTCAAGTTGTGGAAAGTCATTTGATATAAATAATATATCTGTATCAAAGGTCCAATCAAGACAAATTATAACTAAACAAAATTTAGAAGAAGATCAAGACGAAGATTTCGATTCAGAAGAAGTAAATTATGTCCCAAATATATCAGATTTAGACGTAGATCTTCAAATACCTAACAATAAACCAGTAAAGCTTGGCGCAATTTTAGGTACTTCAAAAGATGTTGAGCAGATTCAATTATCAAAGGTAGATAATCCCCACGTTAAAATGTCAAGAAAGAAAGTTCTAGAAGAATTCGCTAAAGAAGCTGGCTCAATAAGAAAAAATAAAAAAAGTAAATGAATCCAAAAAAAATTACTTTTGAAAGTAAAATAAACGAAATCAATATAGAAATAAATAAGAGGAGAAGCAAGTGGAATCTCACGGCTCTTGCTTGGATGGATTTCAATGATGTCGCGCAAATATTAAGAATACATATATATAAAAAATGGAGCATGTATAACCCTAAACAGCCCTTGGCGCCGTGGATAAATCGAATAGCTAGCAATCAGATAAAAAATTTAATTAGAAATACATATGGAAATTATTCTAGGCCATGCTTAAAATGTGCCGCGGCAGAACAAGAAGAAGGATGTAGCATTTATGGAACACAATGTAATGCGTGTCCCTTGTATGCAAAATGGGAAAAGAAAAAAAAATCTGCTTACGACATAAAACTCCCAGTCGCTTTAGAAAATCATAACCAAGAAGTTCATAATATTATTCATGATTCAATTGATATAGAAAAGACAGCAAAAAATATTCATCAAAAGATGAATCAAATTTTAAAACCCATAGAATGGAAATTTTATGCTTTACATTTTATAGACCATAAATCAGAGGAAGATACCGCGAAAATGATGGGCTACAAAACAAATGAAAAAAACAGAAAAGTAGGCTACAAGCAAATTAAAAATTTAAAAAAGTCAATTATGATAAAGGTTAAAAAATATTTATACAACGGAGAAATAGACATTGAATAGCCATGAAAGAAGACCTGCCAATCTTAACGGAAGAGCAACAGTTAAAGCTCCTTAATGAATGGAATAATCGCCCAGAAAATCCACCTTCATTAAATCAATTAGTAAAGATCGCTTTTGATAGAGACGATTTAGATGGAAGAAGTAAAGAAGGAAAAGCAGTTAAAAACTTTTTAGCCTCTAGACAAATTAAACCAAAGAAAAGCCATGAATATATCCCAAAGGGATTAATACAACTTGATTTTGAGCAAAAAGAGTATGTAGCAAATAATTGCGCTACAATGACTGGATTAGAAATAGCCAAAGTTCTATTTAAGAATGAATCCTTAACAAATTTATCTCAAGAAACTAGAAGCGTGTTAGAGTATATGAAGACTATACCTAGCAATGTGAAGTTCCAGATCAATAATACAGAGAATATACCAACTGAAGATTATAAACCTCCGAGAAGCGAAGAAAGAACGATTGCAAAAATAAATAGATATATATTAGATGGTATAGACAAAGAGAAAATTAGCCCAAAGCAAAAGAAAGAGGTCATATCTTTAATTGGATATATGAATACTTTTAGATTTTGTCACCAAATTAATCTTTATGATGATGAAAGAGACAGAGAGCTTTTTGAAAGTAGTTTCGTTAGATATACTTATGATAAAAGCGATTTAACTCAAGAGGAAGTAGATCAATACATCGTTCTTTCTACTGAAGTAGTCATATCCTCAAATATTCAACAAACAATTAATGTTTTACAAACTCAAATTGATATGGCAATCCAAGAAGATGGCAAGATACCGATGGCCCTTGTAGAAGCAAGCAATACAGCAAGAAAAGAATATAATGATTGCGTTAATAGACAGCAAAGGCTTTTGCAAGATTTAAAAGTAAAAAGAAGCGAAAGACTAAGTAAGCAAGTTAAAGAAAATGCAAGTATTTTAAATTTAGTAGAAATGTGGAAAGAAGAAGAATCCAGGCAAAAACTATTAAAAATGGCAGAATTAAGAAAGTCTGTTATTAAAAAAGAAATAGAAAGACTTGCCTCTATGGACGAACTAAAGGCCAAAATCCTAGGTATATCTGAAGAAGATATTTTAAATGGATGAGTGTTATATGTAAAGTAGATGGAAAAGAGTTTAAAGATGAAAAAAGTCTTCATCTTGCGCTTAAAGGCTATGGTTTAAATAAGGTAAAATATTATCAAAAATATTATGCGCGAAGAGATTTATTAACAGGCGAATTAATTAATTTTAAAACAAAAGATCAGTATTTAAATAGTGATTTTAATGATAAGAATAATATGAAAAAATGGCTTAAAGCGCAACCACTAGATAAAGCTCAAGAATATTGTAAGCAGATATTATTAAAAAGAAAAGATAGTAAAAGTCTTAGATATTCGCCCTCTCAGGTTGAATTAAGAACGATTATGGCTCCTTCAATAATATTTTATAATAAAATATTTAATAATTATTATGATTTATGTTCAACAATAGGTTTAGAAAACAAATTTATAAATCCAAGTTTAATTATAGATCGTTTTCAAAATAAATTAAATCAAAAAGATACGATCTATATTGATACGCGTGAGCAAAGCTGGTTGAAATTTAATATACCATTTGAAATTAAAACATTATCATTTGGTGATTATACATGCAAAGTTAATCCAAAATGTTTTATAGAACGAAAGAGTTTAAGTGATTTTATAAGCACTCTAAGCGTTAAGAACTATGAACGTTTTAATAATGAAATTAGTAAAGCGAAAAAAGAAGATTCTTATATAATAGTGATGGTAGAAGACACTTTATCAAATGCGCTCAGTTTTCAATATTTACCACATATTAGCAAGAAGATAAAAGCGACTCCAGAATATATATTCCATAATGTAAGAGAGATGTTGCAAAATTATGATAATCTTCAATTTTTATTTGTAGATGGTAGAAAAGAAATGATAAGAGTGATGGAAATGATTTTTGCTTCAAAAGAAGCCTATAATAAATTGGATCTGCAGTTAGCATATGATTTAAAAATATTATGATTTACTCACCAGAAAAATATAAAAAAACCTATGCAAATCTTAACGAAGAGTTTTCTCTTTTAAAAGGGAATCTTACAGATAAGCAAGCTAAAATAACACTGGCAAAGTTTTTAAGAAATAATTTAGGTTTTACAACAGAGTTAATTAGCGGAATAAAACTTGCTCCATATCAAGAAATTCATTTAAAAGCGCTTCTTAATAGGAATTTTAATATGTGCGTATTTGGTCGAGGCTGTGGAAAGTCTTTTATGGCTTCAATTTTTTGTTTTCTTCAATGTATTTTTGAGCCTAACACAAAAATATTAATTGCTGGACCAACATTTAGAACGGCTAGATTTATATTTAATAATTTAGAAAAAATTGTTGATAGTAAAGGTGGAGAGCTTTTAAAACAAGCTTTCGGTGCAAAAAGTAAAAGAAATGATCAATATGAATGGCAAATAAATGGAGGAAGTATTGTAGCTATTCCATTAAGTGGTGAAAAAATTCGAGGATTTCGAGCAAACGTTCTTGTATTGGACGAGTTTATGCTATTATCAGAAGATATTGTTAAAAATGTTTTGATGCCATTCTTGGTTGCTCCTCAAAATATGAAAGAAAGAATGGAGATAAGAGAGCTTGAAGATAATTTAATAAAAGAAGGCGCCATGAAAGAAGAAGATCGCATGGTTTTTCCGAATAATAGCAAGATGATTGCATTGTCGTCTGCAAGTTATACTTTTGAAAATTTATACAAAACATATAATGAGTGGACAGAAAAAATATTGTCAAAAGAAGAAGGTGAGGCTACATATTTTGTTAGTCAATTAAGTTATGAAGCTTTACCAGAAGAAATGATTGATAAAACAATTATTGAAGAAGCGCAAGCTGGAGGAGCAAGTCATAGTAGTTTTTTGAGAGAGTATTGCGCTAGGTTCATAGATGGTAGTGATAGTTACTTTAGCGCAAAGAAAATGGAAGAATGCACGATGCCTAATGGGCAAGCGCCCCATACCCTTATGCAAGGGTTACCAAATAAAAAGTATGTTTTAGGCATTGATCCAAATATGAGCGATAGTCCTAATGCGGATTATTTTGCTATGGCAATAATAGAAATTGATGAAGAAACAAAAACTGGTACTCTAGTTCACACATATGCAGGATTGGGTAATTTAAAAAATCATGTTAGTTATTTGTATTATATCATGACCAATTTTAATATCGTGTTTATTATTTTAGATAATGCTGGCGCTGATGTATTTATTTCAGCTTGTAATGAATCAGAGCTTTTTAAAAAGAATAATTTTAAAATAAATAATTTTGAATTTAATTCAGATTTGGAGGGTATTGATTATGAAAATGAAATTCGTAGAGTTAAAAATCAATACAATCTAGAATCAAAAAAAATAGCCTTTAATCAAGTTTTTACAAGTAGCTTTATAAGAAAATCTAATGAACATTTACAAGCATCCATAGACTATAAAAAGATATGGTTTGCAAGTAAAACATGTGGGAATGATACATTTTTTGAAGAAACATTTAATCAAAATATACCATTAAAATTAATGCAAACAGAAGAGAAAAAAGACTGGTCTACCCTAGACTTTATAGAGAATCAAGACGACTTTATATATCAAACTAAAAAACAATGTACTCTAATAGAGCATTCATCTACGGCAAGAGGCACCCAATCATTTGATTTACCTCAACATCTCAAGAGGAGCACCTCCTCAAATAAAGCAAGAAAAGATAATTATTCTGCACTTTTATTAGCAAATTGGGGTTTAAAATGCTATTATGATATAATAAACGTTCCAAAAGATGATATATCTCCTACTTTCACCCCAATAATGATAAAATAAGTGTAATATTTAAGATTTTATGAACAAAAAGAATAAAAAAATTCAAGAAACCAAAGCCTCTATAAATTTACAAGATAATTCACCACTTATGGTATACGGAAGCGAGATGAATAGCTCAAAGAAGACAAGGATCTCTGACATGAAACAGGCTATAGCTGGTACTAGAAGAAACGTTTCTGGAACAATAGAAAGAACAGATAGGTTCGCTAATATAGACAAAGGCCTAATTCCTTTCAAATATTCAAATTATGTAAAAAATTTATCTACGTTAGACGTTAAAGATGCTGTAGTTTTATGTCAAAAAGCTTATTACAATGTTGCAATTTTTAGAAATACGATAGACCTAATGACAGAGTTTTCCAGCAGTCCTATTTATCTAACTGGCGGAAGTCAGAAATCAAAAGAGTTTTTTGAGGCGTATTTTAAAAAAATCAATCTTGCGAGTTTCCAAGACCAGTTCTTTAGAGAATACTATAGAAGCGGAAATGTTTTTATATATAGATTTGATACAGCATTAAGTTCAGAGCAGGTACTAAGAGTCACCCAAACATTTGGTTCTAAATTAAAATCTTTAGCAGAAGATGGTAGCATAAAACTACCAGCAAGATATACCGTAATTAATCCAGCAGATGTTTACGCTGGAGGAACCGTCAACTATGCTTCAAATATTTATTATAAACTTTTAAGTGATTATGAGCTAGAAAGATTGAGATCTCCAAAAACAGATGAAGATTTAGAGGTTTACGATGGTCTACCAGAAGATGTGAAAGAAAAAATTTCCAACAAAGGCAATTCTTACATATTAGTTCCGCTAGAAAAAAATAAAATGGTAGCAGTATTTTATAAGAAACAAGATTACGAGCCTCTTTCGGTTCCTATGGGTTTCCCAGTATTAGATGACATTAATTGGAAACTGGAAATGAAAAAAATGGATATGGCAATAACAAGAACGATGCAACAGGCCATATTGCTTGTAACCCTAGGAACAGAGCCAGACAAGGGGGGAATTAATCCAAAGAATTTACAAGCTATGCAAGCCTTATTTGAGAATCAAAGTGTTGGTAGAGTTCTTATAGCAGATTATACCACAAAAGCGCAATTTGTAATTCCAGAAATTGGAAATCTTATCGGACCAGAAAAGTATGAAGTTGTTGATAGAGATATACAAATTGGTCTTAATAATATTTTAATTGGCAATGAAAAATTTGCAAATCAAAGTATTAAGGTGCAAGTTTTTGTTGAGAGATTAAAACAGGCCCGTGAAGTATTTCTCAATGAGTTTTTAATCCCAGAGATACGAAGGATGAGTAAAGATCTTGGTTTTAAAAATTTTCCTACCCCAGTATTCGAAGAGATGAACTTAAAAGACGATGTACAATATTCAAGAATTTATAATAGGCTTGTTGAACTCGGCATTCTAACGCCCTCAGAAGGCCTCCAAGCCATTGAAAGCGGAAGACTCCCAACAGAGCAAGAATCTGAAACTTCTCAAAGAAAGTTTAGGGACCTCAAGCAAGAGGGATTGTATCAACCAATTATTGGTGGTGGGGCGCAAGCTGGAAGGCCTCAAGGAACTGGAGCGCCTCAGTCAACAAAGAATGTTAAGCCTATAGGATCTAATGCCGCATTTTCTGTAGTTAAAATTAAAGATAATATTTTAGCAAGTCAAACTTTAGAGGAAGAAGTCAAATCTTCCTTAAGGAAGAAGCTTGGCGTAAAAAAGCTAAGTGCTCAACAAAAAGACTCGGCAGAGAAAATAACTGAGATAATAATAGCAAACGAGCAGCCAGATAAATGGGTAGAGGCTATTGGTAGTTATATTGATAATCCAATAGATAAAAATAGCAAGCAGATTTCAGAAATACAAGATATCTCCGCCTCCCATCAGATAACAAGTTATTTAGCATCTCTATTATATCATAGTAAAATTTAATAATTTTTGTGTAATGCATGTATATGCGTACATTAAATGGATTCCAAATTTATAATGATATATATCTAGACCTTTCTAAGTCTGGAGTATTAGATGGCAGATTTGTAAGAATTACTGGAGATAATTTCGTAAACGATAATTTTTATTTTGATTATGATTTTTATAAAAATCAAAATTTTAATATATCTCAAAGCTTTACGGTTTTTCTTTCTAACGATGACAAGGCTTATACAGGGTATTTACCAGATGTTACAGATAAAAAATCTATTAAAATAAAAAATCTGAGTTCTAGTATTCCAGTTTTTCTTACGGGTTATCAAAATCAGAGGTTTGATTATGCTGACTCTACCTTAAATTTACCCTCTCCTGTATGCGTAGATCTCGTTGGTATACGTAGAGATGACTATACAGGATGGGTTAGTATAAATTCAACCGCAGGAATATCATAAAATGTCCGAATTAAATTCGATTTATTATCGCGACGCATCGAAACAGTTATTAGTAAATAATACAACAAATGAATTAATTATTTCTGGATATAGGTTAGTTGTAGATTCAGATTTAAATAGAGATCTCGTACCAGTAGCTGCGCCAGCAGAAATAAGTTCTTTAGGGAAAAAAGGGAATATAGCATTTGATCGAAATTATGTTTATTATTGCGTAGAAGATAATTCATGGAAAAGAGCTCCTTTAGCTAAATGGAGAGTCTCATCTAAGGGCAGCAACGTTCAAATCCCAATTCCTAGTCATTGGTGGAATTTAACAAACCCAAATCCAGTAAATGGTATGGGCTTTGCAGAAAGAGGGGATTATAATTTTTATACTTATTCAGCAACGCCAGCGGAAAATCCTACGTTTAATTCCTCTGGGGCATTTTTAAAATCATCTAATGGAATAGATAGATCAAGATTTCCAGCGGGTGTATCTTTATTAAATTATAGTTCAAATCTTGTCGAACCAAGCTCATTTAATCAGGATTTTACAATTAGTTTTGAAACAAAAAGGCTAAATATTAATGGTATTCATGGCGGGCAATTTATACTTGGAAATAGATACGGTAAACTAGGTTTTCATTTTGAATATACAAATATAAATGGAGCTAGTACTGGAAATTATATATCATTTAAATTTGCAACAGGTAGCCCAGGCTTTGCAAGTATTCAAAGCGTAAATACTGGTATTACAGATCAAAATTATCATCAAGTTGTAGCGATGAATGACGCTTATAATAAAGCAATATCTTTATATGTTGATGGAGTATTGCAAGGTTCTGGTAAATATCCCTCCGCACGATCTTTGTATTCAAATCCAGTTCATCAAGGATTTGCAATTGGCGCAAGCGTTAATAATAATTTAAATACACCTTCAAATTCAACTGAGCTAAATACTCCAATTATTATAAGAAATATGGGCTTTTGGAAGGGCGCAGTCTTAACCTCGGGACAAGTTCAATATCTTTATAACAAAGGCTCATTTAGAAACTTGTCAGGATTATCTTAAGCATTTGTAAAAAGGCGCGTGTAATATTTACTTAGAGATGTAAATATGGCAGAATTAAATACAATCTACTATAGCGACAGAACGAAACAGTTATTAGTAAATAATACAACAAATGAATTAATTATTTCTGGATATAGCTTAGTTACAGACTCGGCGCTAAATCAAAATCTTAGAATCTCTTCGCCTCCCTCAGAACCAAATTCTTTTGGGGTAAAAGGCTCGACGGCTTTTGATGATGATTATATTTACTATTGTGTAGAAGATAATTCTTGGGCAAGATTAGGACTCAGTCAATGGAAAGTCACTAAGCAATCCGCTGGAACAGCAGAAGTACCAAACCCTACGAATTGGTGGAAGTTTACAACTAACGAGAAAGCAGATGTAGGTTCTTATGAATTTACAAATTATGGAGCTACATTTTCCTCTAGCGGAGCTTATTTACCTTTAAATTATTCTGCAGCAAATTCGCAGGGATTTAATACATTATTGAACCATGGAGTAAATCTTGTTGAACCAAGCTCATTCAATGAAAATTTTACAATTAGTTTTGAAACGAAAAGATTAAATATTAATAGCCGTTGGGGAAATCAATTTATTCTTGGAAGCGCATTTGGCAAATTAGGATTTCACTTTGAATATACAAATAGCGTTGGTACAGCAATTGGTAATCATTTATCATTTAAACTATCCACTCATAATAGACCAACGTATTCCTGGAAAAGCGTTCAAACTACGGGGCAAGTTTTAGATTCAAATTACCATCAAGTTGTTGCTGTTAACGATGCTTTTAAAAAAGCTATATTTTTATATTTTGATGGAGTTCTTCAAGGCTCTGGAGTTTATGTCAACCCAGGATCATACTATGATAACCCCAGATTTCAAGGATTCGCCATTGGCGGAAACCCAAACGGCGCATCTTCGAGACATGTTGAATATACAACCCCATTAATTATTAGGAATTTAGGTTTTTGGAAAGGATTAGCTTTAGCATCTGGAAACGCGCAAAGTTTATATAATAGAGGAAATTTTATTTCTTTCCCATTTTAAATTCAACTTAGCTCGTGTAATTCTATTTAAGGAATAAGGTGTATGCCTCAAAATAGAACTATATACAACGTACAAGGCCTGTTTGTAGCGCCTTATAGTGGAGAATATGTAAATGGCGATGATTTTTTTCTTAATGGCCATAGAATTTTAAAAAGAATAGAAAAAGTACAGACTTTTAATTATCAAATTGATAATCCCACTCTAGAATTAGGGGGATTTAATAGTAAAAAATATATATTTCGAGGTTTAATTGGAAATCCAGAAATTAACTTAGATTTTTCCTATGTACCAGACGGAGTAACTAATGAAAATCGTTTAAATTTTAATGTAGGACATTTATCTGGCAATTATTTTGGTCAAATGTTTTCTGGCCTCTCAAGAAATGATGTGCTATTAAATAATAGAGATTTTTATGCTGTGGTTAATAAAAGCGAGGAGGATATTGAATCTGCGCAAGCAGTATTATCATCTGAAATAATTAGGCCTTCTAAGATTGAAGATGTTATTGATACTAATAGTAAAAATTATAATTTGCTGCACTTTCAAAACTGTACGTTAAATTCATATTCTTTTCAAATGGCGGTTGGGAATGTGCCAACAATAACGCAAAATTATTTAGTAGACAATCTTACGCTTTATCCAAGCGGATCAGGAGTTCATTATGCAATTTTAGATTTAAAATCTGGCTTAAATATAGCGCAAAACGAAAAAATTATTGTGCCTAAAGATTTAGATTATTCTCAACATGATTTAAAAGGTAAAAACATTTTATTGCCAAGTGAAGCAACAGTAACATTTTATACATCAAATAAAACAGGGGTTCTATTTTATATAGACAACATTCAATCCTTAAATTTTGATTTATCTTTTAATAGAAAACCTTTGAAGGCTATAAATTATAAATTTCCATTATATAAAAAGATTCAGTTCCCCATAAATGGAAAACTAGGAATTTCTATGATTGTGAAAGATAATTTATCTGGATCATTTTTTGAAACAATTAATAAAGAAGACGAGTATAGTATTGTAGTTAATTTTGAAACGAACAGGGACGGAGTCTATAAGAGTAGATATATATTTAGCGGTTGCGAATTTGATTCAATCGACTATAATTCTAGCGTACAAGAGAAAAAGGTCGCAAATCTTAATTTTAATTTTGATCTTGATCCTGATTTCAATAGTAGGGGATTAATAGTTAGCGGCAATGTCCTTTACGGAAGATTATCTAATCAAAATAAATTATTGATATTTTGATTATTTTAAAATATAATAATAGTGTAAACTATTATGAAATATATGCTATCTAAATTATTTGGCCCAAATTGGAGAACTAGCACATCAGGCATAGTAACAGTAATTGCTGTTACCACAGCTTTTGTTATTCATGGCGATAATTCTCTTGTTGCCTTTCTTCCAGA